ACTGTAAGCAATACCGTCAATAACAACAACTTCAAGGTATGGAAATACTTCCCAATCTTTTTCATATTCCAGGTCATTTAGTGAAAGAACACCTTCAAGCTTAGCATCAGAATTTACAGCCCTTGTAATACGGTCCTCATGATTCCCTAGGGTGAGCACCATACGTGGTTTGTATTGCTTCTGTTTGTTTAGCTTTGCTTGTTTGTTAAACTCTTTAATAGGCCCAAGAAGCGCTTGCATTGCTTCTTTTGCAGCAGCCACGTCTTTAGTGTATCGCTTGCCTTCGAATGCCTTTTTTCCCACGTCATAGGAAGATAAGCTAGGCATATCAGCAAAATCTCCAAGGTTAACCACCACATCGGGCTGTTTTCGGACAATAAAACGACTGATACACTTAAGGAAATCGCTATTGTCGCCATCACGAAATTGAACATCTGGTATTACTAGGTGAGTTTTAGTCATGTTCTACCCAATGTGTCCAAGTCTTACCACACGACTTGCATAACATATCGTACCAATCATCACCACCATCATAAGACTCTCCTGAGTCTACAACAATAGCTTCTGATTTAGAACAAAATCGACATTTATATTTAATCATCCATTTCCTCTGGTTCCTCATCGTCATCAGCATCTAAATCTGTGTCATCATACTGAGGATCATTTTCGATCTTAAATGGTAGAGCACCGTTTTGCATAAGGAACATAAGACCTACTTTGATGACGTAGTCGGCTTCTTCTTGAGAGAGCGTGCCTTTGAACTTGACGATGCCGTCTGGCGTTTCGATTGTTTTTTCAACTTCGATTGTTTATTCTCCTCTGAGGTTTTTAGTTTATGACACGTCGTACAGAGCACTTGGAGGTTGTCTCGGTCACAGAAGAGTCTGTCGATGAACACGTCCCAAGACTGGAAACCGGTGGATGGGTCAACCACAGGTTCCATATGGTCAACCTGTACTTCTCGTAACGGGAAATCTTTTCCACAAGCGTTGCACAAATAGTGTTGTCCAAGTCTTTTTGTCTTCGGGTTAATCTTTTTCTCTGTCTTGGCGTCATTGAGGGTTTCATATTTAGGAGGCCATTTACGAGTAGCTGCTCTTAGAGCGTTGGTAATGAAAGCTCGGCGTCTTCCTTCTGTCCAGGGGGGTGCCATTTATCTCCTTCTCGTCTCAGTAGATAGAGACAGCGGGCATTGCGATGTAAAATCTTCTCTAGATGAGGCCAAGCAAAAGGATTACCAAAAGAATCTTCATACACAGAACAAACATATTTATACATCTCTAGTTCATCCGTCATTGAATCAATTGGATCAAGAAGTCTCTGAACAAATTTGGGCACTGAACCGCGTATCTTTCCATCAAACGCTGGAATTCCGTCGCTTCCATCTCCTGTAATGAGTTGCTTGTAGAAGCATCTAAGAGCATCGAATGGGCTAACAAAACGCTCAATTCCTTTAACGAAATCGTAGTGATACCCGGGGATTTGTAATAGATCCTTGTCAATGGAGGCAATAACCGAACTTGTGCCCGCAGCCACTTGTTCAATTGCAAGTTCGTCGTCAGCTTCATACCCGTCTGTTATTGTAGCCTTCCATTCAGTGACAAGAAATTCCTTTGTAGCTTCTAGATGTTCAGGGCGGGGTTTATCTTTACGATGTGCTTTATACTCAGGGAAAATATCATACCGAAAGTTATTAGCTCCTGATAAGAACACTTTATAGTTGGTCGCATTTGTCTCATGTAGAATACGGCGCATCAACTCATCTGTTCTTACTAGGGCAATGTCTTTAGGTAATCCATTGGCTGTAGCAGCACAACGAAAACAAACAATGTCTCCATCAATTAAACATAGTTCTTTCATTTTGCACTGTTTAAATATTGATGGAGAAGAGTAGCCCGTTGGTCAATTGAAATCTCATCATGAGTATCAGGATTGTGTCCACAGGCTACTTCAATGGCGTGGAGAAGTTCGTGGCAAAAGGTTTGTTCTTTTACTTCTTGTTCAAGAGTATCAAGAATACGAATCTCTTGTTTGGAGACATTGCAGTCTCCCCATTTGCCTTTAAGTCGTTTGACTCGACGAACTTTCCACTTGTACCCACCCAACTCAAACGAGGTGGGAATAATCATTACTTGGTAATGGTAAAACCAAAAGCAGTGTAGTCGTCGTTATACTTACCGACTAACTTGGTAACTACACGACGAACGTGCTTACGTGCATCTTCATAGGTAGCAAACTTCTTGGTGTTAAAGCGACGACCAAAGCGCATAATCTTATACATCATTGTACATCCTCAAAATCATTTGGCATATCAATCAATGCCGTTTGTTTAACAGTTTCCTGAGCGAATACCCAGTCAGTGAACGTTTGCGCAAGCGCAAAGATTTCCTCAGTCTTGGGAGGGGTCTTTGCACCAACACCAAGTACTGCGACAGCGTTACTAAGCGAACTCTGCTTGACAATATAAACTTGCTTCTTAGCACGTTCTTCAGGGGTTTCATAGGTACTCTTAGGAGAGAGAGTTGCTTTATTGTTCACAACGGTTTCTGCTGTAGTTCCAGGAGGAGCTTGAGTGGCCTTGAGCCAATCCCAATAACCACTCTGTTGATTCTTCTCACTTACAATGGTGAATACATCACCTTGATTGGCACCAGATAGCACCTTATGTGCATCTGATGTAGTGCCAAAAGGCATTAGCTTTTTAGATTCAAGTTTACCAGAGCTAAGATTTTTAAACGCTAGTTCTAACGCCACATAAGGCTTCCCGCCGGAAGTGGTCTTAGTCTGCTTGTCTACCTGAACAATTTGGATTTGGATTTCCATATTTCCTTTGAAATAAAATTTTAAGAAAGAGAATTATTTCTCTACAATCATTATACCATACTTAGGTCATTCCTGTCAACCTTTTTCATGTCTTTCATGTTTTGCCCGTATTTAACCTCACAGGCTAGAGGAACCTTCCAGTCGTACCCAAAGGCACGTTTGATGTTCAGTTGTAAATCGTCAAACACCTGATGGAACAGATTGGTAATCGTCATCAGGAGATAAGACGGGGCATCCACTACGATCGAGTCGTGTACAGAACTCACTAACAAGACTAGTTTGTCCAGGTTCATTTGCTTCAATCGTTTGAAGAACGTCACTCGTGCAATTGTCATTACGTCGGCACCCGTTCCCTGCACAGGGTAATTGCTTAATACTGTCCATGGTATCTTTAGTTCTCCGTAATCATTACGTTTCATTTCTACAGGCCAGAAGCGACCCAAGGGGCCAACAATAGGCCTACCCTCTACAACTTCTTCAGCCCACCTTTTATGCGTTGCATCAAGCCCGTAGTATTTTTTGAAAAACTTCTCGTTAACATCATCCCAATAAGATGGGCTACTGCTAACATGCATAAAAGAATTGTCATTAGCAAAACTCCAACCACTTCCACGAAAAATAGTGCGGAAAAGGTAGATCTTTGCGATAAGGCGCGACGGTAGTTCAAAAGCGATTTGGTTTTTACTATGTGTATCCTCCTTGTTTAAGATCTCTTGAAGACCAACAGTGTCTTGGCTAAGTTCAACAGCTACACGCCATTCAAGTTAAAGTTGTGAAGCATCACATTGGATCAACACAACTATTACCCTCCCCGGATTCTTCCATCCGGCGTTGCTCATATCCCTGATAATATGCTTCTTCTAACCAATCAGTTAGATCTTTAATACTACAACCATGACATAAGAGGTCAATACCTCTTTCCGATCGAAGACCAAAATAATCAATTCCATTCCACCACTCTTCAAAAGTCATTTCCCTAAATCTTTCTGAATTTGTTCTAGAACAGTAAGAAGAAGAAGTTGATAAGTCTTAGGATCTTCTTTCTTCATATCTTTAAGCCAATCTAAAATTTCTTGTTTAGTCATTATATCTCGTAATAAAAATATCTAGGCAATCACCCGCGAAGTTTTGAAGGTTCTTTTATGTTCAATACTGCTCGTTAAACAGTACCCGTTTTCACAGCTATACATTCCTGTATAGAACAGACTATATCATCACGCTTAAATGGCGTGCCATACGTTTCCACCCACTTGAGTGTACTCTCTTTCGAGATAGTCGTTGCACCCTTCAATGAGTTATGTAGTCTTTGATGATCTGACATAAGCATCAACACTAAATTATCAAACGAATTATTTTCTGGGTTAGAATCACAATGATGTACATTCCAACCTTTAGGAACTTCTGTAATTCCAAGATTTTCACATACTACAATATGATGAACAAAAACATGTTTTGAATGTTTACGTCCAGTATACCATTTTGGTTTTAGTTGCATCCAGTAGCCTTTGCTATCACTAACAATACCCACATAATTATGATGTTTATTACCATTATTACCAAACATAGGATTTTTATTTCCTAGTTTAGAAGCACTGTAATTTTTAACTTTACGTGCTTTACGAAACTCTTTCGAGTAATTTCGTTTTGTATACTTCCAAACTTTATTTAATCCAATACCAAGTTTATCTGCAATTGTTTGCAGTGGCATTGAAGTTTCTTCGTAATAAAATTTAATGTCCATATGTACCTCTTATGGTATACTGGTTGATTTGGCTCAGGATTACCCGGTCTGGGCTTCCCCTGAATTAATATGGTTTTATAACCCCATTAGTTTAGGGTTTGAGCTGCTAAGTCTGCCGGTGGCAGCGACGCATTGATTGAATTGTCCATGTACCATTCCTTCAGGCCAGTTTAATTCTCTGGCTTTTTCAGGGAGTCCTTTGTAATATGTTGAATTGAGTTTATCCAGCTCAGCCAAGCGAAGTAAAGGCCCAACGAACTTTTTAGCATTAGCCCCTTTAAGTTTTCGTAAAGTTCCTTCATCCGTTTTAAAGAAGCCTTCCTTTTTAAGAGCACTGCCCTTAATAGGTTCCACAAGTCTCGGAAGAACATGTTGTTTCTCTACTTTCTTGTATTTAGGTTTACCATTTTTATAGAATCCTACATGTTCGGTAACTTCATAAGGGATGGACCCACCATATAGAAATACACTAAGCTGATCACCGCTGCCAAAATTGATAGGTATATCGGGATAAAAGCTACTAAGTGATCCTTTAATGGTTGTAATTTCTCTTTCAATTTCTTGACTACGTTTGTCACATAGTTGTTCATCATATACTTGGCCATTGGCTTCCATTTCTAAAAGAACAAGAAGATCCTCGCATTGTAGTTTAAAGAGCCTTAGGAGTTTAGGATTCTCCGCGAATCTTTCTTTTTGTCTAAGGTAGATTTGGTAGGTGAGTTCAATGTCTCGCTTACAATATCTGGAAAGTATTTCGGGAGGTATGTTGTCAGTATCGATTCCTTTGTCCCAATACTCTGATTCAATAACTCGCTCTTTACCCCCGAGATTGTATGATTGGGAAACGCTTTCCAACGAAGGATAGCGTATAGTTTGTCCAGAGAGGATAAACTCTGCCAATTGGCAATCCCAAATTTGTCTTGGCATTGGACAACCAACTCGGCGTGACCAGTGTAAATCGAATTTAAGATTGAAGCCCACGACAAGTAGCCCCATGTCGAGGGAGGCCCACTCATCGTGGTGAAAGCTGCAGTGTTCAGGGTTATCGCCATATTTATATCCTAGGCAAACTGGCTTGTTAGATGGATCCGAATAGGACCCCTTGTTCTTCGTAGTTACTTCCCAATCCAGTACAAGTGTATTCTGGGTATTTATCGATAATCCTTTCTACATAACTTTGTTTACAGT